GTCGGAGGTGTTAAGGGGAACTATGCCCCCCTGGGCATTTTGGGGATGTACATATACTTCAAGGACGGAGTGTAAGAGTCCCATTGCATATGCAATACCCTTTCACAGATCCCGGGCTTCCAGCCCGGGTCGCCTGGTCTGGAGTCCCAACCGTGGGCAACTCCAAGACTAAGTTTGTAGGTGGTTTCGTTGTCACGGATGGACACACACCTACCTCGTAGACATCCTTCTAGCGCCGCAAGTAGTGTCGCATGGGTATGAGCCCAGCGATACTGCCATTGGCCTCGTTGATCAAGGATAACCCGACGTTTTACCTGAGGCTCATACCGCACGTAAAGTGGGGTAAGATGATCGACCGGATGGCCGATAAACCTGTGGGCGCGACGTGGGGGGTAATGTTGCCTGACACGGTGCAAATAAGCATAGTGTGCGAGCAGAGCATATGGAACTTTTAACCCAGCTGTATCATCATCCCATTGCGGGACAAGCGGTACAGTCAGATCCTGTAGCAAGTATGCTGCAGTACATGGAAAAGGAATTCCATGAGTTCCACCCCAAGAAACGAGCCGGTTCAAGAAGGACATCACATCTTGTGGTGTATCTAAGCGATCACAGTAAACTCCACGGACATCATGTCCGAGAGTGTAATCGCCACCACAAGACTCCCTAAAAACCCCTTCAGCGTAGGACTTCTCCCGATTAGGGATGAATCCAAGCTGTTCCAAGACGTAGCAAAGTTGCTCGTACATGAAGGCGTCATTCGGTGCGACAATATCGTCGCCATAAACTCCAATTTCACCATTCTCATGGCTAGTTGGGAACCGAAGTTTTCTGCCCTCCACATAGTACGTCGCGTACGTAATGGCGAGAAACACAAGAGTCTCAAGGGCAAAGGTATAACCGTTGCCCATTGAGGATATCATGTGAAGTTCAACAGTCTCTCCATTTGGGAGTGTGACCGAAGGCGACCTAATAAACATCAACCAATCAAACCACTGTTGTGGAAATAGGAGGCGTATTAGTTCAATAGATATTGAGTCGGAGGCAGAGGTCAGGTCCATCGTAAAGTATGAACCATCGATCGAGCCAAGTCGAGCTAAATCTCTATTTCGCTCTTGCTGCGTAGGGATATGGATTCCCCTACGAGACAGGAAGAAACTCAATTGCTCATGAGTTGCTAGCTGAAACATCATGTTCAGCGAAGGCTCACTTGCAATTGTTCTCGAGGTTTTATGGGACTTAGGTACATATATGAGCTTGCTACCCGGAACCAGGTGGTTGCCGTAGACTGAGTGTCTGTACACCTCGCACTCATAAGCGAGGTCGGACGCTGGGTGCAGTCTTCCTTCCTTATCATGTTTAGAGATAGGATGTTTCAAACATGATAAGTACACATCGTATAGCATAGGGTCCGTCATTGTTAGAGGACCTGTAAGATGCTTATCGATGAAAGTGGTACCGTCAACTCCATTACTGGAGCCTGGACCACTCCGAAGGCTGCTTGCGATATCCCATGTAGGGATATCAACGGTACGACATCCACAACTGTCGTAAGACAGTGTGTCTTCGATAAATCTCCTTGCCTCCCCGATTATGGTAACCAGGTTAAGGTCCCTGAAGGACCCATCCCCTGAAACCAGGTTGGGCGATTTAAGCCGATGATTTGTCGACCGGCATCGCTCGTTCGCGACCAGAAAGCAATTCAATGCGTTCTGATCTCGAACTTGTTCCGGAGAACTCTCCTCACCTGTATACTTCTTGCATACAGACTTTAGGAGAGCTCGAATGGCTACTTGGGAGGCGTTTGTGCTGTCAATGCGAGGGTTATAGCCCTCAACATCCTGAAAAAGGCTTCGTCGCCTAATTCCAGGTAGACAGCAGTTATTATATCTCCCAGAAGCGCTAATGTCGCTAAGGATAGCATTGTACGTGTCAAAGAGCGTTTTGCCCATTTGCCCACCCACGTGTGAGGAGGTTTACGGAGTCCTAAGAAATCGGACCAACTTTGCGTTAAGCAGCGTAAGGTCTTGCTCGGACATACTGTCGAGTGAATCGATCGGTATTTCTAAGTAGGAACCTGCTGCATGTGCCTTCTGTAGAAGAGCACGCGTATCCGCGAGGAGAATGGATGTAGTCATCAGATTACACCATCTTTCGCGGCCTGGATCATCTGCGGGAGAACCTGCAGAATGACGCCGCCAGTACACGAAAGTGCGCCGGCGAGCTGATCCAAAGTTGTTGAACTAGCTTCAACCCCGGCAGGGAGTGGGATTTCGATCTTAATCGGAATCGTCACAATCTTACCGTCGGGTGTCGACATTTGAACACCCTTGAGGATTGAAACAGTCCAAAGATTCTTCGGGACAGAACCCTTGTAGAGCCCAGTGGATGGGTCTACAGGGGGAGCTTGTTTAAGCGTCTTAGGACGCTTAATCATAACAGCGAACGGATTGCTGAGCGTGTGCACAGCAACCGAACCCTGTGTACCTCCAACTGCGCTGACGATCCAATTCCGGGTGAAATTATCAGCCGGATTTGCAACAGTCAGCGTATACGTGGGCGCAGTGAAACCGTTCAAAACGGTTCCAGTAACGGGACTTGTGAGATTTACACTCATAGGAAGCACCTATCGGTCATGATGGTTAATGACAGACAAAGGCGTTAACGAAAACGCCTTAAGTCATTCCTAGCATTGCTCGCTGATGCGAGCGATTTCGCTAGACCAGCTACGATTAAGGATTGCTTAGTTCCTGGAATCGAGAGGTCGAGGCTTAGAGGAACGTCAACGAATGACGACCTTCTAAAACCCTTTCGCTCATATACTAGGGGCTCTTGCGAGAAGGAGTAACCTGTGAAGGTTGATCCCCACCGCGCGCGTAAATATATTCCGTTTGGAAGTACTTTACGCACTGCTCGAGACGAGGTCACAATAGCGGCACTCGTCCAGCAGAACGACACAGAGGCTTTATAGCTTGTGTCGGCAATGATGTCTCCTATATTGGTAAAGTAGTCGACGACGAATGAGAACGGTATGCCTTCCCACAATGATGTGAAGATTGACTGGGGTGTTAATCCCAGTCTCTCAGCACGATACATTGTAGCGGATGCAGTTATCAAAACGCCTCCCTTCATATAGACAGTACAATCAGCCGTCAGGGTATCGAAGTAATCGAACGGGTGTGACGGATAATCTAGTTTACCAGAGATGGTAGACCCTGTCTTGCTGGCACCTGCTTTTGAGGATACCTTTTGGATGCTGCGCGTCTCGCCACCGCCTAGGATAGCAGTAGTAAGATCATCAATATCGCCCACTAAGGGTCCCCAGCCAAGTTCGAACTCGAGAAAGAGATTGTTTAGATCCCGTCTGAAGTCCTTCCATGTCTTGGTCCTGAGTGCACGTCTCTTGATTCTGCCCATTTTCTTACGGGCATCGCGACAATGAGATGCGAATCGATTAGCAAAAGTCTTGATATAATTAATCAAGCCTTGATGCTTACCGAGTAGCATGTCGACAGTCTCCTGTCTCTCATGGAGAGTGACAAGAGCTAACGCTTTAGCGTTGGCAGCTCTCTTGTAGAGCTCTGCTGATGCTGATTGCATTGCGCTATCAACGAGATCCTCAGTACTAAGCAAGGACGTCTGGGGAAAGTTTGGATAAACTCCCTGACCAAAGACACCCCTGAAGAAGCGGTAGTTGTGCGTAAACCGCGCAATACCGTCAGGACAGGAACATGTTGCATCCTGGAAAATGCCAAGGACTCCCTCTGGGTTACTCACCTTTGTTTCATTACGAAGGTAAGATCCAGTAGCAGAAGTTCCGGCTTTTATCTTGGACCTCCAATCGGGTACAGACTCTCTATGCCTTTCCAAATGACGAACCTGATAGCGAACCAGGTTTGTTAGTGGATAAGTTCTCTCAACAAAGTCATTCTGACAAGGGGTGCGACACCCCAAACCAGAGGAAACAAGTTGAGGATGTGCATAAAGATCATCTGTAGTATCGATTGTAACATACATGTTGTGTCCGCCTTCTATGCTAAGGATAGCTCCCTCCTCTTACG